ATCCGTTTTAGCCAGTTAGTGACTAGCCTTGTTTCTTTCGGATCGTTATAGTCCAGGCATAAGTCAAGTAAGCCGTCCACAATAAGGCAGCTACAGTCCCTATTTTCGATTAAATACTGTTCGATCATTATACGGATCTTGCTAGGCATATCCTCTCGCATAGAAAAAGCGTCAAAATGATCCGGGAGCTTCGTTTTTTCAGCCAGGCTAATTATTTTATCTATTTGCCTGTAGAAGTCAAAATTGCTCATTTCGGTATCAAAATATCCGATCCTGGGCCGATCATAAGGCAGCTGCAGTTTCATACCCCAAACCCCCTGATAAGGCGGCACAAGGGCTGACGCTGCAGCTGCACCCACAAATGTTGACTTACTAGCTTTAGGCAGGCCCGAAAATACAATATAGCTCTGCAGGCAGCCCACTACTTTACCCTGGATTGTAAAGATTGGCGGCTGGGCCGGCGGCCTATTATTAGCGTCGTATCGCCTAGCTTGTAGTAAATTGATAATTTCCGAAACGTCGTTTGCCATTTAATTAGTAGTTCCAGTAGCTAGAAAGCCAAAGCATAAATAGTGTAATGATCAGCAGCCAAAATTTAGGGCTATTCAATGATCTGTAAAGTATTTTCATTTGGCTTTTCGTTTAATTGTTCTAGTAAATTTTTTGCAGTAATTATCGCAGCCTGGATCGGTGTAACCGGCTCGCCTTTGTCTGCCAGTGGGTGCTTTTTACCCAGCTCTAGATACGTAGGTAGTAGCTGGATAGCAAAATACTCTAGTTTACTCATTCCAGGGATCGGGGCGACAAAGCGGCCCAGATTGTCTTGCGCTACTTGCGGCGGGAACGCCGGATGATTGAAGTTTTCCATTTGTTTAGGTTTTTTTTGAAGTAATAAATAAAAAAAGATATTTCAATAGTAAGATAGGCCAGGCAAAATACTGGCAGGCATACTAGAATTAAAAAAAATAATTCCAGTAAAAATTTAGCCAATTTCATCGGGTATCGAATTGACGTTTACAATTACGCGCTGATAATAGTCGATACTATCGCCAATAAGTACGCGCAGCTCCATAGCCAGGTTAAAGGGGATCAGCGATTGATCTACTACAGCTCGGCTGCCGCAGCTATAGGTAAATTCAATTCGTACCCTGGCGTCGTCTAGGTGCTTGCCTAAAAATTGTAATGTCTTAATTTTTTGATCTAGTTCGCGCAGGTAAGCCTGGCGATCAGTTAAAATGGCCATAGTTCCGTTAATTTAGGTTAGTAAAGTCGTTTGTCGATACAAATCTATAAAAGAAAATACCATATAAACAAAAAAAAATCTTGCCTGTAGCTGGCAAGATTATTAAATAAGCTGAATTTCAGTTAATTAAGATAAAAATAATTCGCTTTCCGCTTTTCTGCGCCTGCTAAGGCCTTTTACCTCTTTTTCTTTGACTTTATTCCAGCGTAAAAATTGCGCTGCGACGGCGGCTTTATCTGCGCCGCTATTTAGTAACCTTAGTAGCGTAGATCGCGCAAAGGCGCCTGTTCCGATATTAAATACTAGGCTAGCTAGTGCCAGCTGTTGGTTAATATTGATTGGCACCTTTACTAGGCGCTTTACGTCTGCTTCGACTGCAGCTGTAGTGATCCGTAACCAGTCCAGGGCTTCTTTCTTTGTGATCTTGTCGCCTTGCTTAACTGGTAGCCCTGTATAGGGGTTGCGCGTATTTCCGTAGCCGATCGTCCATATACCGGCGCTGTCCTGGTAGGCTTTTAGCTCCAGGCCCTCAAATTGTGCTATTACTTTCGCTGCGCTCACTTTAGTTGTAAGTAAGATTAGGCCCACTATTGCCAGGGCAATAATATAGTTTTTTGTCCCTTTCATTCATTACAGCCCTGTTTTGTCAAAATCTTTGGCCGAAGCAAGGCCTAGGCCGGCGCCGATAGTTGTGATCCCGGTAACCAGGTCGCCTTTTAGAATGGCTGCCACGCCGCCGATAATAGTAGCAAAGCCGAAAAATGTCGTTTTCCAGTTCTTAAATAGCTTTCTCATTTTTTACAAAGTTTATACCGTTATAGATTATTGTTGCCAGGCCTAGGGCCGCCATTATTGTACGGTCTTGACCTTTTAGCTTTGTTGCAGCATAAAGCATAAAAGGGCCAATATAGGCCACGTCTGCTAGTCGTATTAGCTGCGTTTTCATTAGTCCTTAATTAAATGCTCTAGCAAAATATCCAATTTTGTTTCCAGCCTGGTTAGGCGCTGATCGTGATCGTCATTTTTAGCGATCTTATCTTCTAGCGACTTTACGCGCTGGTTAAGTACGGCCCAGGACGCGACAAAGCCACAAAGGCTACTAATTGCTATCGTTACTAACTGTAGATCCACTTTCATTTAGTTTTTTACTTTCTTCTGCTATTTGGTTGTTAATCTCGCGCAGCTTATTTTCTAAAAAAGTAATGTTTGCGATTAGATCGTAAGCTGTTGCTTTCAGTTCGTGTAGGTTTGTCATTTTTTTAAGGTATTAGCGTTAAATTAAGTTGATAGCAAATATACTGATAAGCAGCTAAATTAACGTCGGCTGACTGGCCCCACTGATCGTATGCAGCGCCGTTTATTGTAGTGTTGCCGCTTTGTACAATAGTTTTTATCGTTTCCGTTTCGGTTGGTACGTCTTGACCTATTACGTTGCCATTTTCATCGTAAATATCCCGAGTAACGGTATTTGTAACGAAAGTAACAAGGCTAATTTGCCAAAAAAACTGCGCATAATCACTTAAATTATCATTGACTATTGAAGCGTCGATGTGGTTCGCGTTTACTTGCTGTCCGTCTTGCCAGATAGTTACTGGCTGTATTGAATAACCCATATTTAATAAAGTATAAATGTGATTGCTGTTACTAGTCCCGACGTCCCCGACATTGCTTGCGTTGCTGGTAAAGCTGTTTGACCAGATATCAAAGCAGTAATCCTTGCTCCATTTGTAAAGTCATAAGGTGTGCCTTGTGGTAGTAATATGTTTTGAACTCCGTAAACTGATGGAGCAGTAGTTTGTGCTGACCTACAATATAAAGCCCCTATAAAATAAATACCAGCAGCAGCGTTGTAAGTAGAACTAAAGGCTTTTGTTTGCCACGTATTGCCTGTGCCTTTCCATATATTGCCGTCATTTGTTGAACTTGCTACAAGTGTTAAAGTACCGCCGCTATAAGAATATAAACCCACTCCATTGTAGTTATTAGCAGTATAAACGCCTTGCGTACTTTGTAAAAATTTTACTCCTGTTATTGTTTGTTGAATTGGTAAGTAATAAGCATAAAAATTTGCAATTTGATCAGTTAAAGGAGCAATTGTAGATAATGAAAAATTAGGGTTTGATAAACTAAAACCAATAGCTTGCGATCCTAGCGATCTAAAAGCATTAGTAACTTGACTTTCGGGAAAGGTAAGGTTATATTCAGTACCAGCGTCATTTTTGTAATAAGGTAAATTATCTGTTTTAGCGTATAAAATACCTGTACTGGCAGATGGCGTAGCTGGCGCTGATTGTTCCGATATTATTACGTTCGTCGCCTTAGCCGATCCGTTTACTTGTAATGCTTCGCCGCTGTTAGTAGTGCTTTTAATTAGCAAATTACCGTTAAAGTAATTTAGATCGCTGGCGCCCTCTTGATAGATCCCCCAGCGATTAGTATAGGTAACTGTACCAGTTCCGGCAGTTTGATTGTTAATTAAAATAGCGTAGTTATTAGTAATATTAACGCCAACGCCGGTATTATCTGGAAAGCAAATGCGAAGCCCGGCCAAATGTGTTATAGTACCGGTAGCTACGCCATTAAAAGCATAAACCGAAGATAAAGAGCTAAAAGCCCTTACCGTTGATCCTTGCGTAACGGTTAACGTACCGCCTAAACCTGTAAAACCAATAACGCTATTCCCCTCTAAGCCTTGTCGCCCTGTGGCGCCTATTGTAGCATTTCCTTGAATATTTACATTAAGATTGCTATTTACAGCGCCTAGTGCTGCCAAGCCTATGCTAGTACCGGCTGGAATTGTTAAGTTGTGTCGCGCTAAAATTCCTATGCTATCGCCTGTGCTGTACGTTTCTTGACTGGCCGTAACTATTTCGCTGGTATTGTCATAAATAACAAAACAATGACTGCTCAAATTGCTATTAAAAATAGAAAAATAATCATCGCCGGCATTATATGTATCGCCTAATCGCCATAAGTTACTACCTAAACGCTGAAAGCTCATATACGTATTGGCTGTAGTTTCAGTAGCGTTTAGATGAAGCATATTACTTTTTCCGGTTACGTCTA